CTTGACAAGATGAATGCTGACAACGTAGAGGCTGAGACCATTGAAGACTACGTGGCTATTGTACGCCGTTACCTTATCAATCCTGAACTCTGGGGTTACTTCACCGTAGGTGGCCAGGAGTACTACACTGAAGGGTACGATCGTCCAAACTACCGTCTCATGTTCCCTAAGCAGGATGGTAAATTGTTCCCATTCTCTGCATTAGAAGATGAGGACCGCAAACCTGCCAACCTTATTCCTTACGATGCTGCTAAGCATATCATTGCTGCAAAGCAGGATGAGCCAGCAGAAGCAGTACCTGGATTTGGAGGTCAGGCTGCAGTGCCGGGTTTTGGTTCAATGCCAAGTACAGCACAGCCAAATACAGTACCAAACCCAATGGACATCCTTGGAGGTAACGGTGCTGCTAATCTTCAGTTGCCATAAACCAACAACAGACAACAAGGGGGTGGTCTTAGATCATCCCCTTTTTTTGTCTACAATGGATGAGATATGTTTTCAAGCAGAAATTTTATAGACAACGTTCATGACGTACCATCTTCCTGGATATTTGAAAACTATCTTGGTCTTTCTCAGCCATTGACTGGTCAAAGCGTAAGGATACATTCGTTATTCAACCCGCATGACAAGACCCCTTCTATGTATCTCTATTACAACGGGGACACTGAGGCCTACCGCTACAAGTGTTTCAGCACTGGTAAAGGAGGTACTGCAGTGGACCTGATGATGAACATGTGGAGTGTGAGTTTTGCTGAGGCTGCCGCCAGGATACTGGAAGATTACACAGCTTATCGTAAGAGCGGTAAGATGTGTGAGACCCGCATTGTTGAACATGCTAAGTGGAAGGTAAGTGATTACCAGACCCGCATGTGGACAAAAGCTGACGCTGAGTTTTGGTCCGCCTATAATATCAGCAGTGATTTGCTGGACCTGTATAATGTACGTCCCCTGGACCGCTACCTTATGCAAAAGAATGAGGCGCAGAACAGTGAAGAGTTCATCGTTGCTGGAAAGTATATCTATGGTTACTTCAACAAGGAAGGACAACTCTATAAGATCTACCAGCCACGCAACAAGAAGCAAAAGTTCATTAAGATCTGTGACTATACACAAGGAGAAGATCAGCTGGAATACAACCAGCCCACACTGATCATTGCTTCCAGCCTGAAAGACTGTCTGACAATCCGGTCTATGGGTCTAAGGGCAGAAGTGATCGCTCCTGACAGCGAGAACACGCTGTTATCAGAAAAACTGATAGATGAACTCAAGCAGATGTATGACTATATCGTTACCATCTTTGACAGTGATGAAGCAGGTGTCAAAGCCATGAAGGAATACTACAACAAGTACCGCCTTCCCTTCTGTTATCTTCCCCTGGAGAAAGATATCAGTGACATTGCCAAACATCACGGTATACAGAAAGCCACCATGGAGCTGGTCCCGGTGCTTCACAGGCAGATAGCCAAGTACAATTCCCTGCAAAATCCTGCTAACAAGCATGTTATTTTGTAGAACTTTGCTAAATTTGTAGAACTCACTTTTACATACCCTGTCCTATGAATCCCTGGATGCTCCAAAAGAAGGTCATCAAGAGCGTTGATGATCTGCCTAATCACGAGGAGGTGATAGGCTTTGTTTACTGTATCACCAACCTGAAGACTGGTAAATTTTACATTGGCAAGAAAAGTCTTTACCACGAGCGTAAGACTAAGATCTCCAAGAAGGAGAAAACTGAGACAGGTACCCGCAAGACATTCAAGCGAACAGTGAAGGAATCTGACTGGATGACCTATCATGGTTCCTCTGCTGATCTGAAAGCAGATGTCGCCCGCCTGGGTCCTGAGAATTTTAAACGAGAAATCCTGGAACTCTGCTGTACCAAAAAGTACCTGAACTACTGTGAGCTGGCACACCAGGTAAAGCGCGATGTGCTTACCTCCAACAGCTACAATGGGAACATACTTGGCCGTTACTATGGCAGAGACATGGATAACTGTAAATGTTAACTATGTCAGCAAAGTTTATCACCCCCGCGCCATTTTCAGAGCGCATGAACAAAGAGGAGGAGTTTTTCTCCAAGCCCTTTTTGATGTCCTACTCTGGGTTGAACCGTTTGTTGTTCAGTCCCAGCCTATTTTACAATCACTACATCCTTGGACAAAAGGAGGATGTAAACGACCGCAACATGATTGAGGGTAAACTCATTCACTGCCTGTTGCTAAACCCTGACAATTTTGACAACGAGTTTGTAGTTAGCGTACAGGATACGCCTAGTGATAACCCGCGCACTTTACTTCACCGCTTGCATGCACATTATGATATACTCAAATCAGAAGGTGATACACGTGAAGACCTGCATGAGTTTGCACCGGCCATCCTGGATATCCTTGCAGATATGAATCTGTATCAGTCCCTGAAGACAGACGCCCAGCGTTTGGAAAAAGTGATCACTGAGAAGAACGTTGACTACTGGGATTATATACGTAAGGCCAAGGGCCGTACAGTCATTGACCAGCCAACCCTTGATTTTGCCAAGCAGGTAAAAGATAAGATCACCGCTAATCCAGCCGTGATGGATGTCATGGGCTTCTTTGGCAACATGGTCAATGGTATTGAACACCACAATGAGATAGAGCTTGCGATGTTTCCAAGCCACTTGCAATTTGGTATCAGAGGATTTCTGGACAACCTGGTCATAGACCGTGAGAAAAAAGAGATCCGTGTCAATGACCTCAAGAAGACCAGCAAGGACCTCAACTCTTTTCCTGAGTCTATTGAGTACTACCGCTACTGGTTGCAAGGTGGCATTTACTACATGCTGGCCAAGCACTACCTGGACAAGCCGGAGTATGCAGACTACAAGTTTGTGTTCCGCTTCGTAGTAGTGGATGCTTACCAGCAGATTGCTCCTATCAGAGTTTCCGATCGAACCATGGCTGAGTGGGTAGAGAAGACAAACGCCAAGCTAGAACAGGCAAACTATCACTTTGAAAAACGCCAGTTTGATCTGCCGTATGAATTTTTAGTTAACACTGAAGTAGTATTATGATCATCAAGGAGATTTACAGAAAGTACTTTCAAAAGTCATCCACCTTCCTGTATCCGCTACTTGGATTTGTGAAAGGAAAACACCCTAAGCCAGAGCAGACATATGTGTTCTGGCAGGGTTCTCCTGACAAACCTTCACAGCGTAAGTTGTATTGTGTATACAAGCGCAGTGAAACGCAGGCATGGAAAGATTTTGAGCGTGAACATTTGATTACGCACAAGATGTTACAGACATCCGTGCCACTGGAAGACGACAAGATCATGTATGTATTTGACATGAACACTGTTGGAGATGATTTTGATGCCTTCATGAAAGGCAAGTACTCACAGTTCTCACAGAATGCACGCAAGATTCTGATGAACTATTATGGCGTACACACCCCTGAATGGGTATACATTGAGTCATACCTGTTTCCTGACAAATATTTCAAGCAGTATGCGCAGATCCTGGATGTAGAGGAGTCATTCCTCAAGCATGTGGGTGAGTTGTGTGACCGCTATGATGAAGCAAGAGAGACTTGCACCCTCCCTGTCCCGCAGGGATTTGAAATTGTTTAACCCTATAAAAACCAGAACATGAGTGAAAAAACAATGATGATCTATTCATCAGATTGGCAAGGCGAGAAGAGCTTCCGCATGCTGCCTGTACACGAAGACTGCCCGTTCAACGAGGTAATCTTTGATCCTAAACAACGTGTGCTTGCTATCATTAGCAAAGACGCAAAAGAGAAGCCTCAAATGCTTCCTAAGTTGAACGGCAATGGCCAGATGATCAAGATCAAAGGTCTCTCACCTGCAGAAGCAGAAAGCCCTTATCATCCAAACTACGTGGAAGAGCGTGTCATGATGGATACTTACTATGAGTATTACATGGACAACATGGATGACATCCACGCATTTGTTACGCTTATGGCTGTTAACGCAGACCATGATGCATTCATACATGCTACAAACCCGGCTACACCAGCCTAATTAACAATTTATGTCTCAACGCAAATTCTGGATAATGGACCTTGAGACCATATCCAATTGTTTTATTGCCTGCTTTGCAGATTACGCATCAGACGAACAGCATGTTTTTGTTGTCAATCGTGACAAAAATGATATGCCTGAGTTCATTGCTTTTCTATTAGAGCACCAGGCTGATAGACATTGGCATATGGGCTACAATAACCTGGCATTTGACTCTCAGATTATAGAGTTCATCCTGGCTAATACAGACCTTTTGCTAAGCCTCCAACCAAACGATATCACAGGCGTTATCTATGGCTACGCTCAGCGTGTCATTGGTAAAAGCAACCGTGGCGAGTTCCTGGACTATCCAGAATTTAAGTTGAGCATTCCATGTTTGGACATCTTCAAGTTGAATCACTGGGATAGTAATGCCAAGCGCACCTCTTTGAAATGGGTCCAGTTCTCTATGGACTGGTTCAACGTAGAAGAGATGCCGCACCCGCATAACGAACCTGTCAATGATGATCAAACCTTGGAGATGATTGTCAACTATTGTATCAATGACGTGCACAGTACGCGCCAGATCTTTTTGCTCAAGAACGCAAAGGGTGAACAGATCATGGCGTCACAGATTAATCTGCGTGCTGAACTTTCCCAACAGTACGGACTGACGCTGTACAGTGCAAGTGAGCCTAGAATATCTAAGGAGATGTTCCTCCACTTCCTTTCTGAGAAGCTGGGTATGGACAAGAAAGCCATACGGGACATGCGCACTGTACGACCGCACGTTACTATCCGCGATATCATCCTGCCTTACATCAAGTTTGAAACACCTGAATTCCAGGGAGTTCTCAACTGGTTCAAAGGCTTGATCGTAGACACTGCGATCCTGGATGACAGCGAGGAGAAGCAAAAGAAAGATGGTCCCAAATACAGTATGAACCTGAAAGGTGTACCTACAGACTACGGTCTGGGTGGCCTTCATGGTTGCATCAGGTCTGGGATCTATGAGGCAGGCAAGGGTAAGAAGATCATGAGCGCTGACGTTACCAGCTTCTACCCAAACCTTGCCATCCGTAACCAATGGGCACCGGCACAGCTTC